TCTACAAAACCACCTGTTTCTCTATAATCCTTTTCTTTACCATCCATATCGATCAATGGCATAGTCTTTTTAGCTACTGGTTCTACGTCTCCTCCTTCTGCAAAGGATCTTTTACCATCTGGACCATAAGTAGGCATAGGAACAGGTTTTACTGCGTCAGGGTTTGGTTCTATATTTCTTATAAAACCTCTTTTCATAATTTCCATTCTCATTTTAAACATTTCTTTCTCTTCAGGAGTCATTTTTTCAAGAATTTTTTGAAGAGGGTCTGGCATTGGCATTGGTGGTATTCTACCTTCTAAAATACTTTCTAATGAAGGACCATCTTTCAAACCAATACGTCCACCATCAGCAACTCTAAATCTATTAGATAACGCATTTAATCCTTGTAATCTAATTGCATCTATTCCTTCTTGGCCCCCAAGTCCTGCAGTTTTGTAATACTTATCAATATCAAAACCATCATCATCTTTATCACCCATTAAACCTAATAATGCTGATCCAGCAAATATTGATTTGTATGGATTATTTTTAACAAAATTAAGAAGTCCTCCTGACCTTATAATACCACCTCCACCAGCAGGTGAATCTACCCCTATTGCTTTTCCCATAATAGAATCTGTTAAAAATTTTTTAAATCCTAAACCTTTTCCTGATGCAAATAATCCTTTTGCAGGTCCAAAACCAGCCATACCTGCACCAAGTCCTAATAAAGCTATTTTACCAAACGGAGACTTAACAACTTTCTTAACAGCTCTTTTTGCTTTTTTAACTAGTTTACCTAAGAAATACATTTGTCTTCCTGATTCAAGGTCCATGATTCCTCCTACAGGAGTATCTTCTATCATACCACCGTCCATGGCACCTGCTCTCAGTTTATCAAAATCAAATGTAGAACCAGCGAATCTTGGAGCTATACCCGCGAACACGCCTGTTGAAGGTGGTGGTGTAGTCGTGTCGTCATCGTCATCATTATTTACTTTACAATATGCAGGTGGGTTAGGTCCTTTACATGGATCTGTTGGATCACCTCCTCCTCCAGGTTCATATTGAGAAGAAGCTATTTTTAATTTTTCAAATTCAAGATCACTCATAGGTAATCCTGTTTTAGGATCTATAATTCCTCCTGGGTTTTTAAAATCTTTTAAATTACCTAAATTACCTCCTGTTATTAAACCAAAATTTCCTTTAGACGCCATGTAACTTGCAAAATCCATTGGAAAAGCACTTGCTTTTGCAAAAGGGTCATCACCTTCCTCTAAATTTTTAAAAAGATTTCTTTGTTGTTCTAAACTAACTTCAGGTTCATATCCCACTAATTTTTGATAAGTAGAAAAATCTACGTCTTCATCATCTTTTAAATTTAATATGTCTAATAAATCAGAAGGAATATTGACTCCTTGTGATTGTAAATATTTTACATAAGCTTTTTCGTTTTTAGGGTTATTTCCAACAAGACCATAAAGAAGTTTTTGCGTAGGTGGTACAAATTTTTTAAAAAAACTTTTCTTTTTTGATTCTTCAGGTGGTGTTATTGGTGATGGTGGATCATCGCTTCCAGTATCCCCTGGACCTGGTACATATTTTTGAGCAGGTGGTTTAAAAGTACCTCCTCCTGGAGATTGTGATCCCCCAGCATCAGCGCCACCACCGCCGCCACCTGTATAGCCTTTACTACTAGAACTAGATTTAGATTTAGATGTTTTTCCTGCACTCATTGATTTAGATCGTGCTGATTGAAATTTAGCACTTCTATATCCTGGTCGTTTACCATCTGTAGATGGTTTTACCAACATACCTCCATCTTCTAACATCTGTCTTACTTGTTGTGCTCTAGTTATTGCCATCGTTCTATTTTATATAAGTTCACCTTACTTTACAATATTATTCCTCATCAGATCCAGCACCAAGTGTTGGCATTGCAGCTACTTTTATCTTTAAAGATCTTGTTATAAACTCCCTTTGCGTAGGTGAATTTGGATCTGCAATATCGTCCTCTGCTTCCTTATCTGAGCTATATTCATAATTTGTTTGTGTATTTCTTAACACTACTTCAGTTTCACACTTTACAGTAGGCACCTTTTTGCCATTTATTTCTGTGTATGTTACTTCTGATTCTTCTATAAACGCCATAGTTTTTCCTCCTTAATCTCTGTTAATTTCTAATAATGATGCTACGACATGTAACTCATTAGCATCTGATGCAGTAACTTTCAATATCTCACTTTCCAATAATATCAAAGGTTCTGTCAATAATTGTTCACTAGTATTAGAAGCTATTGATTTTACTTTAAATAAACTAAATACAGCACCTGCTGCATTAGTCAATGTTACTGTTATTGTTGCTGCACTTCCAGCGTCGTTTGATACTAATATAGATTTTACAATAGCTCTAGAATTACTAGGTGTTGTATATAAAGTTGTTTCTGCTGTAGTAGTTAAATCTACTTTTGCATTAGTGTATATATTAGCCATTAAGCCACGCAAACCTTTCTTGTTCTTGTTTTTGTTCGTTTAAAAATGTAGTATTTAATTGTTCTACAATTAAAGTAATTGCTCTGTTAATTTGTTTTTGGTTAGAAAAATCATATTCTTCTTTTGGTTCTGGTAATCTTACTACTACTTTAGCCATTATCTACGTCCATCTGGTTGCACATCTATTTTAAAAGTTCCAAATCTCCAAGATTCAGAAGTAGAATCATTTTCTATTTTTATATTAACATATCTACCCCTAGCTCTTGTATCTTTTTTATCAGTAGAAGAGTTAATTGTAAACGGACTTAAAGTTGTTGTTGTATCTGATTGTTGAGGATATCTTTTAACAGCTAATGTAACTTTAGCATTTCCATTTAATGTCTTAAAATCAGGTACAAATCTTCTCATTGCAAGAAAAATTTCTCCTGCAATTGTTGGACCTGTTGATCTTCCTTGTGCATTTTGCGCTCTTGATTGTATATCAAAATCATAAGACTTAACAAATGATGTAACCGTTGTTGTGGTACCATCTGGATTAACTTGATCTGTTCCTACTTCATGTTCAAATAATACTGTTTGACCTAAACCATCTTCACCCACAACCGTTGGAAATGTTCCAGAACTACTACTAGTAAACTTAGTTGCAAAAGGTTTTGGATAAACAGTTGCATCAATCCAACTTGTTCTAGCTTCAGTACCTATATACCAAACTCCACCTCTTGCTTGTTCACCATAATTAAATACTAGATATTTGTCATTGTATTCAGAGCTTGTAGATGGATAATACCAGACTACTTCTGTAAATTGATTATTTAAACCTGCATAAACTTGTTGACCTTTTGTAGTATCCAAAGAATCATATACAAAATCTTCTACACTACATGGTAGTGATTTAACTGTACCATCAAACATAAATAAACCATTTGGTGACATCCAAAATGCAGTACCGTCTATTTCAACAGCTGCATTTTTACCTATCAATCCACAGTTTGTACCTACTTGTTCAAAACCAAATGTAAAAGGAGCACCAATAAATTTCATTGTATACAAAGCATTATCTGTCCATATCAAAATAGTTTCTTTTGCTTTTAATGCACCCATAATTTTTGTACCGTCTTGTAGTCTTTGTGTACCAGCAGAGTTAATTGCTGTAGGTGTGTAGTCGTTAATATCCTCTTGATCTGAAAATCTAATAAACATATTATCTTGTGTTGAAGTTGAACCAATAGTTGTTTCAGTTCCAAGATGAATTAAGTGTCTTGTTGTTGGAGATATTAAAGTTACTCTTGTTGCAGTAGGATTTGCTGATGTAGAAAAACCAGATGTGCTTGTAGATGCACGTGTTGTTAGTCTTGCTGCATTACCTGCGTTCCAAGTAAATGTTTTACCGTTTGCAATTGTTGCTACAAGAACTTGTCCAAAATTACTTAATGACCATAGACCTGGTTCAAGTGATACTTCTGATGCAGAAGTAGCTTCTCCCCAATCTACAAAATCTGCAGCATTGGTAACAGTTGCACCATTAGAGTGTGCAGCTCTTGTAGAACCATTTGCAGCTCTAGTAATACCTGTTAAATCATTTGAAGAAATACCAGTATAAGAAATTAATTCTGTTCCAACTTGTATTCTTCCTGATGTTGGAAAACCTGTTGTTGATGTTAAAGTAACACTAGTACCAGAGCCACCTGTACCAGCTGTATTGTCACCTAAAGCTCCATTCAAAGTATTAGTTAATGCACCTGAGACAGTTCCATTCCATTCTGATATACCCCAACCATAACCATATGATTGTGCTGCAGGGCCAACCGTTTCATAAGGTTTAATATCTATACTTCCACCTGTTGAAACTGTTGCACTTGCATTAGAACTTTGTGTAATTGTAAAAGTAGTATTGGTTGGTGTAGCAGTTACTTGAAACAATTTATCTTCAAAGTCTGATGCACTGTATCCAGTTCCACTTGGCAAAGTTACACTATCTAATAATATAATATCTCCTGGTGATAAACCATGTGCAGAAGAAGTTGTTAAAGTACAAATTGCAGAACCAGAAGTGGTTGCAATCGTTGCTGATGATATAGTTGTTTTTAAAGGTGTAACATCATAAAGTTGACCTTCGAAATATATAAGTAAAAATTTATCTGTTCCAATTGCAACGTATCTGTTTCCATCTAAGTCAACAAATGCAAACTGTCTTCGTGCAACTCCTACAATACTGTCAGATACAAGTGAAGACCAACCCCCTACTTTTTCAGGTAAATTATATCTAAAACGAACATTGTCAGAATCTATCCAACGAAACTCTGCGCCAGCTTCTGTATTTTGTTTATCAATTCCTGGTAAGACTTTAAAATCAATTAGAGCCATGGTCCGTGCTCCTATATGTTATCTTTGTAAGCCCAGCCTCTTGTTGCATTAACATAAACTAAAGTAAATGCTGCGCCATTAGTTGATACTGTTAAATTAGCAGCAGTTCCTAATATAGGTTGACCATTTCTATTAATAGTTAAGTTGTTAGATCCAAAGGCATTACCACTATCTATAAATGTAACTTCATTACCTACAGCAGGTGAAGCAGGAAGTGTGACTGTTACAGTTGTTCCAAGTCCTCCTCCAGAAGTATTAATTAATAATTGATCTCCATTTACCGCAGTGTAAGCACCTGGTATTGTGTAGTAACCTTTTGTAATAGGTCCTGAACTAATATTTGTACCATCAGAATATAAAACAACCTTTGCACCTACAGGAATTGCAACCCCTGTTCCAGATACTGTTTTAACTGTTAGTGTATAATTTGATGAAGATCTTGCTGTTGCGTCTTCTACAATAAAAACTCTTTCTGCAGAGTCTGGCATAGTCACAGTTCTGTTTGCGGCTAATGTACCAGTTAGTTTATAATATAAATTTTTACCATTTGATACAGCGAAGTTGTCTAACGCTAATGCAACATCAGCAGATGCTACTGATAAAGACAAATATCCTGAAGCTGCTTGTTCTAAAATTTGTAAATTTGTATTTGTAATAGTACCCCAGGTACCAGCTTTTTCACCTGTTGTTATCAATTCTAGTTTTAAATCACTTGACGTACTTGATGCCATTTATTTCTCCTATGGATTTAATGGATCTATTGGGATCCATGTTTGATTTACCCCTGGAGGTATCGGGTTCCATGTTATCACAGAAACACTACCACTTGCAAGGTTTATTTGATTACCTGTTACATTAACAGGAGTACTTAAATTTACTGTAACATTACCTATAGCCGTATTTATTTGATTACCTGTTGCTAGAATAGTAATATTTGTAATACCGACTCCTGCAAAAGGTGCTGCTGCAAATGTAGTTGATCCAAAAAACATAATTTATCCTACGGTGTTGGAACAATAGTCCAAGTCTGGTTTGCTCCTGTTTGTATCTGGCTCCACAATCTAATAGTTGGTTCTGTTGTTGCAATATTTAATCGTGAGCCTGTTGGTATTATAGCTGCTTTTGCTACAATTGTCACTGTACCTGTGTTTAAATTAGCCCTGTTACCTGTTACAATAGCCGTTGCATTTGCTTTAGCTGTCGCATTACCAATTGTTAAATTAACTCTATTTCCTGTAACTGAGAAGTTTGCATCAGCAGATACAGTAACAGTTCCTGTGCCAATATTTAATTGTGATCCATTAGGTAGAACAACAGCTTTACCGATTGTTGTAACGTTACCTACACCTACTTCAAAACCATTACCACTAACAGAAGCCGTTGCTCCAGCTTTAGCTGTAACAGTCCCTGTTGCAAGATCCAAGGCACTACCAGTAGCGGCTACTAATGCATTTGCAACTACGGTTGGATCACCTGTAGAAATATTAACTCTGTTCCCTGTAACAGATACAACAGATCCTGCTGCAACAGTTACGTTTCCTACTGATTCGTTTATTCTACTTCCTGTAACTGGTACGACACCACTAATAGAAAATGTAACTGAACCTGTTCCTAGCTCAACTCCGTTACCTGTTACAGGTACATTTGCACCTTCTTTAACAGTAACTGAACCTGTAGATAGATTATATCGATTGCCGTTTGGAAGAACTAATGATTTACCAATAATCGTAACATCACCAACAGATGCATTTATACGAGATCCTGTTACATCAACTAATGCACTTCCTGATCCAACGTCAGAGAATGCTGCCTGGGCGTATGTTACTGAACCAAAGAACATGGTAGATTACCTACCCTGTTTCAATTCGTCTATTTCTTTTTTTAACTCTTCGTTTTGTGCTGATAATTCTTGAACTGCTTTAATTAATGGAATTACATACATACTTTCAGATATATTTTGCTTTTCGTTTTTATGATAAATATCTTTA